CAGTGCCAGTTCCAGAGATCATATTTCGGAAACATTACGATTGCCAGAAGATACGGAATGAAAGACATTCACGCAGAGATTATCTACCAGGGAGATAAATTCAAATATCATATTGAAGATGGAAATAAGGTTCTGGATTCTCACGAACAGGATTTTATGAACATTGATAACGAAAAAATCCTTGGAGCATACGCAGTTGTGCTGATGGAAGATGGAACGAAACATCTGGAAGTAATGAATATCAAGCAGATTAAACAAGCTTGGTCGCAGGGGTTCGGATACAAGGAAAATGGGAATGGTACACACCAGAAATTCACCGATCAGATGGCAAAGAAAACCGTTATCAATCGTGCCTTAAAGCAGATCATCAACACTCATGGTGATGTTTTCGTGCAGGAAGCGGACGATGATACACAAACAGTTTCAAGAGATGACGCTTTTGCAGCTGATGTTTCATATGAAATCGAGCAGAACGCTAACACCGAAGAATTTATCCCAGAGCCAATGACGATCGAGGAACAGCCTGAACAGCCGACAGTTGCAGATGTTGTCCAGGCAGC